CTCCTGAACCAGGACAACAAGGGTCTTCAATGATTATCTCTTCACAATCACCCGTCCAATTAACAGGAAATATTTTGTTTTTTATATCCTCTAAACCAATTTGTATATAATATCTTTGTTCTTCCATTATGGGTTAATATATTCATACCAGTTTATTGGGTTGTTAGTTCCTATTCTATTACCACTATTATCTAAAATTGTATATGTAAAATCTGTGTAATCAAAATTAACTTCATAATAGAAATATTCCGCAGGGTTAAAATTATATGGGGTTGGGAGTAATAAGTTTTGGGGTGTGTTCGTCATTACAACATAAGATCCTGTCTTCCCATTGAAGAATTTTGCTTTCATGTAAAGGGTGTCTATGTTTATATATTCCGTACTTCTTAACCAATAAAAGAAAAATCCTTCTTTATCACCTATAAAGTCTAAAGTGAATTGAGGTTTTTTTATGGACACTGTTGGGAGTGTTGGTGTAAGAACTTGTCCTGATTGAGTTGACCCTTGTTGTACCGGAATTATTACGGTTAAATAATTTTTTTGGGTTGAGTCATCTTTTGTATCGTAAAAATCCAACTTGAAGAAGCTTTTGGTAAATGGTTCTGAAAAATAATACAACTCATTAACATCAAATCCTTCTGTGAGGTAAGACGGTGTATATAGATTTAAAGCCGATTCAAAAAAATTAAAGTTGTACCTTACGTCTGTCCTATCTGTATCATCGTGTTTTTTGTGTGAAAATCTAGAAACCTCAAAACTGTTGATTGTACCAATTACATCTTCTATTGTATCTTCAACAAATTGGTCTATCGCGTCGTCATTCCCATCAATATCCCATTTTATTTCAATCGGTATATTGACGTAATTGTCTTTTGGTTTATTCAATATTCTATAGTTATTCACAATCATCTATCGTAGGGTCTTGTATTGTATTAAAGTTATTCATATTGTTACCTAAACTTATATTGTTTCCATCACTAAATAGTCTGAATATAATTTGGTTGTAAGGATAATGAGCCCCATTTAAAAAAGGATAGTCAACACCAAATCCTTCACTGTCCACATATCCATATGGGTAAATATCTCTCCATCTAAAAGTCTGACTTATTATAGAATAATATGAGTAGTCGGGAACTATGTTCAAATTTTGGTAACCTTCCTCATTTATTGATGTAGAGAAAACTTTTATGGTAATTGGGTGATGAGGTTTATAATAATAACCCAATTGATTTTGATAGGATAATAAATCAGGTGAAGAAAAGTAGTTAGGATTAAATGTGAATTTATGATACGAATCAGAAATAACCCTTTCTATTTGTTCATAACCATTGTATTCGCAGAAATCACCATTTAAAACATCGCCAATATTTAAAGTGTCAACATAATAAAAATCATTAGTATTTGTGTTATATGTTGAAATCGGTAAATTAGTATCTGAGTTTGAGTTTGTTGTTGCCCACCATGTACTTGGTGTGGTACCCTCTAATGGTAAATTGAATTCGTAGCCTTCTTTAAGTTGTGAGTTTGGACCTAATGTCCAACCGAAATACCCTCTCCATATTATTGAAACAAACAATTCTGAAACTGGTCTATACCAATTGTCTCTTAATCCGGCAATATCAATGTCCCTATTAAAAACAAGATTATAAGAATCATTACCTTCTTTGACTGAAATTCTATTTACACCGTTTGGTGTTAAAACTGCCTTTTCATATTGAGTTACTTTCCTAAATATGTTTTTTTCAAAACCAGCATTAACTAATACTGTGTCATCTAATAAAGTTAATATTTTGTGTTTTCTTACATAATATCTAGATTCTGTATCCAAAGGATTTGTTTGATTTACAACCCTTTTAAATGTTCCTGTTGTTCCAACATTAAATGTTGGTGGTAGATATCCAATATTTTGTATGTTGAATATGTATTCATTTGTTCCAAAATTTTCATTCCCTAACGATGAGACTTGGAATAAATCAGTTCCATTATAATCAAAACTAAGTTTAACTGATTCACCTATATTTAATCCGTGTTTCATTGGACATCTAAAAGAAATAACATTGTCTCCATATAACGAATTTGTTTCTATTATAAAAGGAATTCCTTCTGATGCCATCCATGTCCAGTTATTAGTAGTCTGCCCATCATCGGCGTACAATTCTTTATCAGTATTTTCATAAGGATATGTTATGTAATACTGCCAATTATATGTTGTTGCGCTTTTATTTACAAAATTTACTTGTGAGTTAACACCAGTAGTGTATCCATTAACATTATTATCAGTTCGTATAAAATCAAACTCACTAAACTGTGGACATCCTTCCCACGGTGAAGAGGGGTTTGATGCTGATGAAACCGCATTTGCTATAGAGTCAGTATAAAATAAATTATTTTTGAATGGGTTATACGTAACATCACCTTTATAAGCATTCTCGAAAAGATAAACAATTTTACTTGTAGGTCTAAAAATTGTAGACTCATTTCTTTCCTTCTGAAATAGTTCTGCCAAATTGACTTGTTCTGTTCTATCAAACTCAACTTGTTGTTTAAAAGTTTGGTTCAACGGTACTCTAATCGCTTCATCAACGTTACTCGAAACTTTATTTTTTTTCGAACCTAAGATTATTTTTATGTTCTCATTATTACCCATTTGTCTGTGAGTTATTTACATAAAGTTTTATAAACCTATCAAGGGCGGTAAAACCATTATTTAATCCAAAGTAAAAATGAAATGGTGCTCCCATAACTATTGGATCTTGACCTGGTGTATTAGGAGCTCCATAAACCACGTTAGTAATCGATGGGTCAGGAGATGGTGTGAAATTAGTTATATGCCAATCTTGTGTTGTTGTAGTTTTAAAATAATCAGATGTTTGAGGGTCAAGATCTTGATATCTTGATTTATAAAATCCATTATTTGTTGTTAAAATATCTGTGTACCAATTATTATTTTCTGTGCCAAAAATATTATCGGATGGTGTAGTAATTTGCCATTTATAAAAAGGAACTTCCTGTGTTGTCGGGTACCCAAAATTGTATCCAATAAATGGGTTTAAATTATATGTTTGGACACCAGGTGAGTATCTTTTTCTTGTGACTGTTTGTTCTGAATCTGATTGGTAAAAAACACCAAAAATAGGTCTTGATGGAGATTGTAAATCATCACCAACAAACAAATAGTTGTTTGGGTAGTTTTCATTCAAATATGGTTTAACTTTAAACTCACTGTTTGCTGAAAACGCTTGAGCAAAGTCACCATCAATTCTATCCCCACCTCTATTACTATTAAAAAACTGTATTACTCCAATACCTTCACCTTCATTACTGTTAGTTGCGATTGGTAACATCTGTTGGACTATGGTTTGATTAATCAGTCTTGATATTATACCCATTTGTAATATGTCAGAGTCGTCATTATATGATGTTGACTTCATTTGATTTACAAAATACCCTTCAAGGTTTTCATTTCCACAAACTTGATTAATGAATCCATCTCTTGGACCTAAATCAACAATTGTTGTTGGCGCTTGTAATTGTTTTTCATTATATCCAGGATTACTTACAATTAAGGATGCTAAGTTATTTGGTGGTGTAGGGGATGGTTTACCTATAAATTGATTAATGAATCTATCGTAAGGTGATGACCTATAATAAAAACTATTTTGTGTATCGTCAAAAACAATAGTATCTCTACAATAATTGTATGTTGGGTCAGTTACTGAATCTGCGGCATATGTTGAGGTTTTATTAAATGACGGCATATACAGGAACCCATTAATCCAATTGTTTTGGAAGACTCTTGCAAATACTCCTCTACAAGCGGCTAACATCAAAAGATACCTTACTTTCCATTCTAGAAATAATAAAACATCCTCTGTGTATTCTGTTATGTATTTTTTGTTCAATAAACAATAACAACCATTAACCACTCTGTCATCAGGTACTTCACAAGTTGTACTTACCCCAAAATTAGTTCCAGATCCTGTGTAACACTTCAATGGTGTCAACCCCTCACAAGTAAGTGTTGATGTTAAACCAGTAACTAATCCTGAAGAATCAGCATAATTTCCTGTTGGTGGTGTACCAGGAGCTGATAATGTTGGTGTGCTTCCAGCACCGTCAGGTTTAAAATAATAAAAATTATTGTTTTGGTGTAACCCGTAACCTGTTTCACTACCTACACCATCTTCCGTTCTTGTTGATGTTGGTAATCTATCACTTCTCATAACAAGTTTAGTTTCGTCAGAAAAATTCACGGTGGTTGCAAGATATCTATAATATGCTCTTGAGTACAATGAGTTGTACCCACTTGGTGCATCACCATATTCATTATTTGACGATACAGAATCTAAAAAATCATATATTAACGGATTGGCGGATGGACCGTCAGTTGTTTCCGCACCAATAAATGTTCCTCCAACAAAATAATCTTGTACGTATTTAGGTATTACTTGATTAAATGGTGGGTTTGTGAAAAAATTATACGGTGCAGATGACTGAGATGAAACAGGAATAAACGCTGGTGATGTGGATGGTGTGTATGAACCTGAATTATCGTCAGTAGATAAATAATAATAAGGTAATGTAGATGTAAATGCGGTATATTGACCTGGTGTTATGTTAAATGTTAATGACGGGAAATATAAGTTCGTTGTTGTATTATCTAAGGTGTCGTGTGACAATGGTTTTATGTTATTAGTTAATAGTGGTTGGATTGGGTAGTTAAAATAATACTCACCAGTCACTATAGGTCCAGTTCCATACGAAGTTTCACCAAAAATATATGACAAGTCATACTCAATTTCTTGTTTAGGGGTAAAAGGGTCAACACCTCTAGTTAATATAATTACTTCAAGTGAATTTCTGTTTGAAGCTTCAACATTGTCAATTGCTGGTCCTAAATTTTGAAATAGTGGGTTAGTATTAACGTATGGAAAACATTGGTCCTCATAAACATACTCAATTTCATGAAGTAAATATGTTAATGGATAATAACCTACATTAGTTGTGTTAGCTAAGTTATAGAATGAACTATATGTCATACCCGTGATAACTTGAAAGTATTCTATATCTGTTGGGTATTGTAAATAATTGTCGGTATCTCCGGTATTTAACAAGTAAACATTTGCGGTAATTCCAACAGAACCATTTGAGGATGGGTCAGCATAATCAACAGTTCTTGATATTGGTGTCGTTATATTACCGAAAGCCGTCACCCCCGTAATTGCGTTATTATTGAATTGATTTTCCGTCGCTCCTGTTATGTTAACTAAACCACTGGATGAGTTTGGGTCTTGGAATGTTACCAATTCACCTTTTCCCAATTGTAGAGTTGTACCTGCCTTTGCCAATAAAACAATAACTTGGTCTTCTATTGGATCGCTCGGTGTTAAGGTTAACGATGGGTTCAAAACTGTTCTTATTTTATTGACACCTGTACCAGGTACAGAACCTACTGAATCATAAAAATATTTATCTCTTGTGTTAAAATCGTTTAATTTTTGAGGATAACTTTCTCTAGTTGGGTAAGCAAACCACCTTTCATCTCCACCACCTGTTAATTCTGCTGCAAATAGAAAGGGTTGTGGTGCGTGAAGTTTATATTTTTCTGATGACTCTATTACATCATATCCTGAAAAAATCCTTTGGAAGTCTAACAAGGCTCTTTCTAAAACATCTGAAGTAATTTCTTCATTAAACACCCTATTCAAAAGAGATCTATATCTATCTGAACCCGAACAATAAAATCTACCACCATCATTTTCATCAATATTTATATCATCACTAATCTGAGGGTAATTTGGGTGTTCCGCTAACGAATAAAATTGTGGTTGATTTACAGATGCTAAAAAAGTATTATCTGTTGATGTCTGTGCAGGACTTCCAGCATCGGCTTGTTGTTGGTTATAACCGTCATTAAGTTGTTGTGTTACTGAAGCAATATCAAAATCATCATCAATCGGCGCTTCACCACAATCACAAGAACAAGCATTACATTCAGGATATGCAAGCATAGGAAGTCCTATCCTTCTAAACCCTTTAAGTCTCACTATGTAAACTATTACAAACGCAAAGAATAGTATATATAAAGCGAGTTTGAATAAAGCTTGAAGTATTTGCCAAGCAGCCCTCAGAACCGCACCTATGTTTATTACAGGACCTCCTGGTATTGCCGTTGCAGCACTTTCGATTGCCGAATTAATCGCATCAATTGTTTCTCTTACTTGTATGTATAGGAAATAAATACATAATATAATAAGAACCCATTTTATTACAGGCCAAGCCCACGCAACAAAGTGAGCAACAAATAAGAGTATTAAAATTGGGAATGTTAAAATGTTTAATAATAACATCGCCAAGAAATAAATAAAATCAAATTTTTGTACAGCATCGTTTACTGGAAATGGATTGTTTTTAGATATACATTCTCTATCATCAATTTCTTTTATACCCAAATGTCTTGATCTCAATATACCATTTTTATACCTATCTAAAAACATCGCGGTCGTATATACTTTATTGTAATTGAACTCATAAAATCTATCGTCACAATCTATTGCTTCTTGTATCATAGCAGAATCACCATAGTCATCCCAATCCAAACTAAACGCATAAGAACGATACGCATCATAACTTGCTTGGTCATAAAAAGAAAATTCGAAAATTTGATTTTGAGAAGTATCTACTGCAGTACAATTTACTACTATGTTAGTGCCAGGTGAGGTAATCGGGATTGAGGTAAGACTTCCTGTATATGGGACTCCGTTAATTGTTATAGATACATCTTGGCTATTTGTAAAATTTTGTAATATCAATCCTCCTGTTTGTGCGGGTAAAACTAATGGAGGAGACGATGATGTTGACGTACCAGGTACTGAAACGCTAAAATCTGAAGGTAGATTCAAAGTAGGGTCAGCATCAGGTGTTGTGATTGCCCATCCATACTCTCTAATATTTGGAACTAAAAAATTTGCTCTCAATATTTCATTTTCAATTCCTCCGTCATTTTGCCAGCTTATCTTAAATCTATATTTTCCTTTTGTTGGTATACCAACAGTTGGATCAATAGATAATATTTGATTACCAAACTCATCTGTTGTTACATAATCCAAATTCATTGGTAACTTAACTAAGAACGTACCATCCCCATCTATAACTTTTCCACCTTGTTCGAAAAAATATTCCTCTAATATTGGGTTTCCGTTATCATCCACGTTTATTGTTTGTCTAATAGCTGAAATTCTACCCTGCCCCGCTTTCAAACTACAGAAATTTCCAGCCTTAAACGGTACTCGACAATTACTTTTTAACGCGTCCTCATCTTGTGTTGTGGCGATAGACCCCATAAAAACACCAGTTGGTTTTATAGTTAAATTTACTTCACTTGATAAATCAAAGTCAGTTCTTGTAATACCTATAAAACAAATGTCAGGATCTCCCCATAATGGTTCAACATTAACTTGTTTATATAATGTTAATATTTGTGGTAATTCATTTAAATTACTTGATGCTTTAAATTGAGAACCATTAACTTGACTTTCAACTGCTAAACCAGCATCAATCAAATCTTGTGGTGATAAGGAAAAACAACCTATATCCGATAAATCAAGATTCATGACCAACGTTTGTTGTCCTGTTGGTACACCAAAAATCATAAAGTCACCACTTTCATTGGTTGAGACTGTGTACTTATAATACTTGTCGTAGACTTCGATTATAGATTTTTCAAGAAGAACCTCATCTCTATCAAAGAATGTTCCTGTAGGGACGTGTCCTACATATTGGGGAGACTTAGGTAATAGATTGTATTTATACCCATCTTCATTTTTATCTGTTGGGGCTTTAAATGGATATAATTCAGATATAATAGGATTTTCAGCATCTTCATTTGTTAGTGGTATAAAAACAGATAGTTTTGCATTAGGAAGTCCGAACCCTCCATTAACAGAAATTCTTCCTGCTATAACACCATAGTCAGAACAACGTCTTTGATAAATTTCGGTTTGTGTTAATTTCAAAGACAGAATCTCAATGAAATCGAAGTCTTGGTCAAATGTTAAATTTACTTGTTTATCAACTCCTATGTTAGTTCTGATTCTATATGAATGTGGCATTAAATTATCTTTTTTTGATAAATAGTTTATTTCCTATTTTCAAAAAATAATCACATAATAACAAAAGGAAATTATCAAGAGTATGTTACTGTCGATAAATTAAGAACACTTACTCTAATATCGTTATTTGGGAAACGTACTTGATACACTTGTGTTGGGTCTGCAAATATAGTATCTGATATCAAACCTATTTGTTTTGTTGATGCATCTGAATAAGGTTGTGATGTTTGCGCCGATGAATACTGACCACCCACTTTATTGAAAACCTGTATGTCATTTATAGATAGGACACCATTTTCCGATTGTATTTGTCGTCTTAATTCAGATATATTAACGTTTTCACCTAACTGTCTGTTAACTGGTGACATATATGTTGATACCAAGTCAATTATTTTTGCAATTATTGCTCCTTGACTTTGTGATGAATCCAAAACCACAGAAATGTCAAACCCTAAATCTATAACATTCGCACTTTCAACTGAAATGTAATCATTTATCATTCGATAATTTGAAAGGTAATTTGCAATATTCGTTTTAATCGCATTTGGGGTTACTGAGGTTAGTTTTCCACTAGAGTCGTATGATAGTATTTTTATTTTTATTTTATTATTTTCTTCAACTATTGAAACTTTAGATGGTGAACCAAACTGAGATGGCATTGTTCTTAAAATGGAATCATAATCATTCACTGTAACCGCCCTATTTTGTGAGGAAAAATTAAATGCAACTAGATTTCTAATTTCTTCAAGTGTTGGTGCTGGTGCTCCTCCAATCGCAGCAATTGGGTTCGAACAACTTAATGAATTAATAGTGCTTGTATTTATAATTTCTGAAGGACCATTTACAAAAAAATTACTTCTTTGTACCTGACTGATAACACCCACACCAACATTACTGGATATCCCCCCACCAACTCTATATTGTACAAACAAGGTTGAGTTTGATTTCAAAGTACTTCCCAATCCCAAATTATTTGAGTACTTATTCAAATTTAAAACAATCCCATCTCTTGCAAAATCTCTAAGTTGATTTTCCGCAGAATTATTTCCACCTCCGAATGTCATTTTCATAAATCCTTGTGGTGTGTATTCAGTTATAAATTTATCACTTGTTGTTATGTATTTTCCTATTTTTACACCAGGAGCATCAGATGGTTTGGTCGGGTCTTCAACAAAAACTCTATCCTCAACTAACGCTCTTACTTCATACCATCTATTTGTTGTTGATAAAAATTCTTGATCCGAAGGAACGTTTGTATATGCCGTACCATCTTTAACAATAACACTAGTTACACCCAAGACATTTCTTTCAGGTAAAAACAATTCAAAGAAAGGTCTAACGTCATTTGGTGTTATGATTCTTTTGAAAACTTTTGTTAGTCCATTAACAACCACTTCTCTTTTTGTAATTGTATAATTTAATAATGCCCCATCAGCATCAAAATTAGGCCTTACAATTCTTGAGTTTGGTTGTCCATCCCCATTGAATTGTGAGGAAAAGTCTATGTCGTATACCGTTTCAAATGATTGTCCCGCTCCGTTTACTTGTGTTCCTCTTCTTAAAATACCACAATATCTAATATCTTCTTTATCCCCAAATGCCGGTACTGTTATTGAAAAGTCGACCAATGAAACAGATGGTCTTTGACCAGGTATTTTTAAACCATATGTTCTTGCAATATTATATAATGAATTTTTTTGTTGAGCAAATTGTAAAACAGTTTCTTGTAAACTTCTATCTATTTGATAATTTAAGTTATCGGCAACTGCCGCATTCATATCCATCAAAACAGAGAATACGGAAGCGTCATTAAAATTTTGTATTAACTCTGGATAATATGTTTTTACAAAATCTATAAGTTCTCCTCTTACCGCTTGGAAGTCCCTTACTGTATATGAAATCTTTTTTTCTGCCATATAATATTAAATATTCAAAATGATGAAATCTCCGCTTTCGAAAGATTCATTAGTTATTTTATAATCTATTCTAACTTTTGCCGTATGTTCTAATTGACCTATGTTAGGAACTGTAAATTCTTTTTGGTCGTTACCACTAATATACGTTCCTTTATTTTCTAACTCTGCGGACGCATCTGTGATTCTGATATTGGTAATTAAAACTCCTGGCATATATTCTTCAACAGAATCTCTAATTTCTGATTCAATTTCCGCAAATGTAGGACCATCCAATGGCTCAAAAATATATTCATATATTCTTGTTCCAAAATCAGGTAAGTAATACCTAGAACCCTTTCTTGTTAATAATAAATGTATTAAGTTAGAACGAACTTCTTCTGATGAATAATCAGTTAAATCTAAAAACTTTCCATTGAAGGAGTCTCTAAAAGGGAAAGTAATACCATATGTTATACCATTTGCCATATCATATAAATATAAAGTTCACATTTTTTATATAAACAAAAAATCACTGATTTCTCAGTGATTCTTTTAAATTTTTATTTCCTTTTTGATAAATGGGTTCATAAGGACAATGTTTACATCCACTACCACAACAACTCCCTCTTTTTATATGAAATGATTCAGTCATTACAATATTACCATTTTCATTTTTATAAAAATCAGGTTCAGGAGATTTTTTTGTTATCTCCTGAACATATAGTTGTTGAACCCAATCTTTTGATACTGACTGTAACATATTATCCGTTTTGTTTTCTTAAATTATAAAAAGCAATCAATACTTGATGTGTTAATGTCACGTTATTTCCCCACATTATTTTCATGTCTTACACAATTTCACACGCACCACCAGCACAAGCAACTTCACCTCGTAAGTCAGTATTATCTTGTAGTTCAATGACTTTTGTTAAATCAACATCTTTCAATGTATTAACCAATCTTTCAAAGTCTTCTTTTGTACAATCTTCAAACGGTGCTTGTGTGTAAGTTCCTCCGTTATAAGGTAGAACGGATAATCCGTTATAAAATTTACGGTTTTTCCACATCCAATCACCTACAAGTTCCCACTCGTCTTCTTTGATTGAGACTGTTGCAGATACGTTATGACTGTTTTGTCCCCCTCTGTGTCCACTTCTTACCCACTCTTGTGATACCTTTTTTACTCTTTCCAACATTTGAAATACTGACTCATATCGTAGGATAGAACCTTCAGGTGACATCTGTGGTATAGTGATTACTGCGGTATCATGTGGACGGAAGTATTCATCTTCTACCAACTCAGGGTGGTTGATTGCGAGGTAAGTATAAATCGCTTCATTCTTTCCAACACGGATTCTTCTCAAGTAATAATCGTTATGCCAAGCGTGAATACCTGATGAAGTTCCTAATACAAGTGATGAGGTTCCTGATGGTTTAACGGTTGTTGTTCTTGCCGCTTTATTGATTCCAATTAGATTTGCCACTTTTTCGTTTTCATCTTTAACCGCTTGTGCTGCCGCTTTCATATCATAACCCAATACAACACCTGAACCAATACCAGTCATACCTACACCAATAAGTGCGTCTTTTTCTGTTGTTCGTTTCCAAACATCACGAAGATAATGGAAGTCAGTGTATCCTGCTTGTAATGTTCCGATGAACGCAGCTCCCCTAACTCTCTTCTCAAAATCTTCTTGTGACTCAATATCAGAAGCATTTACCTCACATAGGTTACAGAATTGGTAAGGACGAAGTCCAATCTCACAACAAGGATTTGTTCCCCAATCTTTGTCATTTGACAAATAAATTCCTGGCTCACCTGCACCTGACAATTCAATACGTTTCCAAAGTTCCATAAAATATTCTTGTGTTACTTTGTGACGAAGAAGAACCGCTGAGTTATTTGCTCTACCTCTTTGTGGGTTGTTTTCCCACCAATTACCTGACTTACAAGAAATCATTTCGTCGTCATCAGCACTGAATAATGAGATAAGTGCTGCCCTACGAATACCACCTGCAAGTACCGCATCTGCGATATGACATACGATATCGTGAGTTTCAATCGGAGTTAATTTTTCACCTTCCTGTTTTGCATCCAACACTTTTGTAATGTTGTGAATACAATCTTTAAGTGGTTGAGGTCCTGGTGCTTTTCCACCTGAAGTTACAAGTAAGGCTCCTTTATGTCGAATATCAGAGAAATCAAACACTGGTGTTGATGATTTTGTTCCTAAATAAGATTCAATAAGAACCTTAATTGCGTCAGCCCATCCTTCAATAGAGTCACCAATAAGATATCTTCTTGTTCTGTTTGGGTTTGGTTTTTTAATTTCAGGTAGTTTATCTACGTGATGTTTTTGAACTGAAAACCCAACTCCTGTACCACCTAACAATAAGAACATTGTCTCAGCAAATGCGTCTGTATGGTCAATTGGTAAATAAGCACAGTTATAAACTCTGTTTGGCGAAATCTCAATTGGTTTACCTCCAAATTGTAAGGACCTCATAGATGGTAAGATTTTTTTATCATATACCATCTTATACACTTCCTCAATCTCATCTTTGATTTGAGGGTATTTTTTTTGGTGCATTTCTTTGTTTCTTGTCACCAATTCTTCCCAAGTTTCCCTTCTATTTAGTTCGGGAATAAACTTAGCGTATTTCATATACACTGTAATATCACTCAATATTTTTTGCGAAATATCCATTTTTAATAAATTTAATAATTTTTATTTTATCCTTGATTATTTTCCCGTTGTTTTTTCTTTTCTAACAACTCCCTAACTCTTTGTCTTTGACGTTCTTCTTTTTGTTCTTCTAAACCTAAAAACGTTGTTGTACTTTCAGTATCAATTTCAATCATAGCATTGTCGAATTTACAATTTTCAAATATCACACCATCATCACCTATCCTTGATTTTGTAATTGCAATTGTTGCCAATTTCATCTCTTTTTGTTGTAATGTCTTAGCCACTGTTATAATAACGTGTCCAACTTGTGCCTTTTTAATAGAACCACCCATTTGGTCAGTTGTTACTACTTCAGATGAAATTGAATTTCTATTACCTTGTGTTGCCGTCCAACCAACGATATTTAACTCGTGACACATTGCCTCAAATGCTCTCATAACAGAACCTTCACTTTTCCATTCGTCACCTAAATTTTTGTCAGGAACAACACAATCAATATAATCCAAAACAATCATATCTATTTTAATCCCATCTGCAATCATCTTACGTATTTCGTTCTTAATTTGTAACATTGTTTTTTGATCTGATGGCAATTTTTTTAAAATTAGTTCATTCGTCATTGAACTTTTAATCTCTGTAACTTTACTCATAACCTCATCTTTTTTTACTGATAACTCATCAGGATGAATTTTAGTCCATAGAGTAAAATGTTTTCTTTGAATTACTTTTGGGTTGTCCTCAAAAAATACTTGTAGAACGTTAAATCCTAAATTAAATGCGTGGTTCGAAATCTTGGTTAATACTGTTGATTTCCCCACGCCTGTTGGTGCAAGTATAACACCAATTTCACCCTTCGCTAAACCACCTTTTAGTAGTCTGTCAATTCCTGGTATTCCCATAGGAACTGGGTGTCTGTAATCCTCCTCAAGAACTTGGTCTAAGTTTGAAAAGACATCCATCATTGTGGTATCTTTTGAACCTACTAGCAATGCTTCTCTAACCATTTCTTCAAGGGTGTCGTAGTTTTCAAACTCACCCCCGTCAATGATTTTTTGTGCTTTTTTCATAACCTTCTGTAGTTCTTGTTGTTTACAGAATTTCAATGCTTTTTCTTGAACAAAATCGACCCCATCAATTGGTGCGTCTTTAATTTTCTTAATAGTATCAAGAACTATTTTGGACGCTGTTTCTTGTTGTAACTCTGATTTTGTTATTTGTTCAAGTGTGTCAAATGATGGAGTATGCTCATATTTTTTATTATACTCTTTAACCATTTGAATGATTATTTTAAAGTATTTGTTTTCAAAATAATCGTTCTCAATTACATCCACAATTGACTGTGAAAAGTTTTTGTCTAAGATGATTTGATTAAGTAATTGAAGTTGAAAGTTGTTTCCTAAGTACTCGAAGTTTTTGTTTGTCGCCATAAATTTTTCTACTGTTAGTAATGATAAATACTAATGAAATTAGATTAATTCGGGATAAAAATAATTAAATTTTTTACCTGAAAAAATGTCAGTCAGGTCACTGAGTACTGATTTTAACTTTGGTCTAAGGTCCACAGTGTATCTGACCTTTGGAGGGTATAATTTAGCGTTGAAGGTTCTCTGACAAATTGTCACGTCTCCAATCTTTATGTACAAATTAAAGTTTTCATCCCCATCTGTGATTGATGTGTTTAAAACTTCAGGGTTTTCCGTTATCTCATACTGATTATCCATCATGTAAATAACTGTTCTCATTTTTAAATCGTACTGTAGTTTATTACAAAAACTTCTAATGTAGTTGTACAACTCTTCTGATTTAGAGGCGTTTCTATTAAACCCTTTAACGTTAAAGAATCTTTGTACTACAATGTTGTCATTACACATCAACAAAAACTCTAACTTTGTTACTTCTTGTTCTCTCATAAATTTTGTTTTTTTACTTTTTGTTTCTAAATTTTGTTTTTTCTTTTCTAGAAAGTTTTAAAAATGGTTTTAAAAAATTCACCCATGCTTCATCACCTTTTGGTAAAAATTTAAAGAAACCGTCTTCCATCATCATTCTAATTAGATTTCGATGTCCTCTTCCGTCTGGATCCATTGACTCTGAGTGATACATCCTAACTAACTCTTTTCCTTCTTCTGAAATTAGTGGTTCTGATAAATCAACTAACTTCTTATTGATGATAAAGAACTCATCCCCAAAAATCCCTTCTTTGGTTTTTCCACTGAGTAGATTTTTCAAAGCGACATTATCTTTTTGTTCTTTGAGTAATTGTTCACCTTTTGATAAAATATCGTTAAATGAAACTTCTTTTTCAAGGATTTCAGGAAATAATTTAATAAATGTTTTTTCACCTAAATAATAAATCCCATCAATATTATCTGAACTATCTCCCGTTAGAATTTTATATGTTTTAATATTGTAATGTGGTATTTCAGCCTCATATAATTTTATACTATCCCCATTTGAGTAGTACTTTTTTTGCTGAGGTGAAAATATTTTTACTTTTTCTGAAATAAGTTGTGTTAAATCTCTATCAGATGAAAATATTGTTTTTTCTTCATCCTCAGAAATCTGACAATAGTAAGCAATAAGATCATCGGCTTCTGAATTTGAGACTTCAATTTGTCTAACAAACATCTCTTCAAGATATTGTTTAACTCTATTTTTTTGGGTTGAGAAAGATTCTTCCTTAAATTCATTTTCGGATGACTTTCTATTAAGTTTGTATTTGGGATATAGAATTCTTCTCTGTGATGAGCTTGTTTCACTATCCCAAAATACAACTACTTTATTAAAATTTGTTTCTTCTAAAAACCTTCTTAGTGTGTTAAGAAAATGCCACGTACCCCCTACGTGTTGTCCTTTATGGAAAAAATCCTTAACCCCATGAAATCCGATTTTTAATAAGTTGTTTCCGTCAACTAATAATGTTTTAGTCATTTGACTAATTTAAATGGTTCTTACTCTACTTCTTCTTTTTCTGCTTTCAAATCAAAATCACCTTCCACACCAATTATTGTTTTCCAATAATCAGCATATTCTTTTTTGTAATTTTCAATTGATGCCTTTTCTTCTGTTGTGTCCTTACCAGGTAAAAACCCGTGTGGTGTAACTATAATTTTACCATCTTCAAATCCAAGTCCATTGATGTGATTTTTCATTACAGATACTTTTGTTCTTGACGCGAACTTTACAGTTCTTTTATCTTTAGTTGCGGTAATCTTTGTTGTGCCCGCACCTTTTTGATTTCCAAACAAGAATACCAAAGAAGAGTTTAACCAAATTGCTTCACCACCTTTTGCTTTAATTTTTGGTTGACCAAAAGGATTATCAGGTAACTCTACCCACGGCTGATTAACAATAATCAAAGTGTTTTCATATTTAGAATCTGATTTACGTGATCCTGAAATACGTTGGTTGATTCCCATACCAATTTTGTCAGCCAAAACACTTGCATTGTGTTGTTTACCTCCCTTACCTTCATATGTCATCTTACAAGGAACAGAACCTACTGAATCCCACATAATACATAGTGAATAATCCAATTCACCTTTTTCTTGTGCATCTAACAAACTATTAATGTAGTCGGTAATTTGTTCTATATAATCAAAGTTATTGTTGAATATATAAAACCCGTCCCATTCTAACTCACCTGTTTCAGTATCAACAACTTCCTCACATTCAAACCCCATAAGTTTTGCGTGTTCAAAACTCCATTTTTGTTCTGTGATAATAAACACAGGAAGAATTCCTTTCTTTTGTGAATCTACTGCAGTTTTAACAAGTGCTGTAGTTTTACCCGTATCAGAGTGACCCAAAAACATATTAATATGTCCCATAGCCGGTCCTGGTAATCCAACTGCATCTAAAAAAGATTGTCCTAAATCAAAGAATCTTTGTGGTTTGTATTTTGCGGACGTTGAGAATTTTTTCTTTAACGAACTAAAGTCATTTTTTTTAATTGCCATAATTTTTATTTAAAAAATAGAAAAAAACACCGACATTGTAAATCGGTGTCTTTTTGTGTTTGTAAAAAATTAGAAAGGAAGTTCCTCGTCAATATCGTCATTTGCTTGAGGGTCTTGAACCTTTTTGGTTTCTTTTTTTGTGCCACCCATAGAAATTTCACTTTCTTCTGAGTTTGAGTACACATATCCCCCTTTATCTGAATCCCAACGTGGTGTTTCTCCTCGTGCAATCGCCTCAAGATATTCTGTTGGTTTTTTTGAGTACACATCCTCCCATGTTAATTCATCACCAATCCATTCTGACATTACTTCTTCATCTTCATGTACAGGAGTTGGGTCATCATACATAACTGTTTGGATTACTGTGTAGAACGCACCTTTAGGTGTTTTTGCCTTTGTAAGTTCCAAGATTAAATCTCGCCCTTTATCAGGATCTGCAACATCACCTTTAGCTTTGTAGATTGGAATAATTTTATCAAAAATCCCTTCTTGTTTGTAATTGTGTTTAAATCTCCAAAACTTAGGTCCATCTTGTTCGTTGTCACGGTCAATTACTTTAACAATATAAAATTTACGTGGTTTATATTGTTTTGCAAGTTCTTTGTCGGAATCTCTACCTGTAGACATTAACTCTTCATGTACTTCATTAAGAGGTGAACGTTCGTTATCATTTTTTCCTGGATCGTAGAACTTCTGCCATTTTCCATCAACAAAAATCTCATGAAACCATACTTCCTTAAAAGGGGAAGTTCCGTCTGTTGTAGGGAGAATACGAATTCTTTTCTGTCCTTGTTTCTCACTCTCTTTAAGAATAGCCGCGAAATATTTTTTCATTCTTTCTTCTTGTGACATTTTTGAAGTGGAAGAAGAACCACTTTGTTTTGCACTTTCATACTGAGCCAAAACCGCATCTAGAACATTTGTCG